TCCCCTTTCACTTCAAAAGTGACTACTCCTGACTTATAAAATTCAAAGACTCCAATAGGTGTGCTCTGGTAATTCCATACCAGAACATGGAACCAATCGTTCTTCTCAGGAAGGTTGGGGTTATACAAGTATCCAAGGGACCCTGTAAGGTCACTCGGAGAAGCTTGAATGACATCACTACTAATAGTGACATCTGCAGTATAGCCTGGGGTTGGTCCAGGACCTCCCCCTGGTGAGGAGACAGGCTCTTCTAGTTTGACCTTATAGCGAGCTAAGATCCGACCTGAGTCTATCCCTGCAGGATAGGACGTTTCCAAACGAAACGGCACCTCTTGTCTGGCCTGAGCTGTTTCCTGTGCTGAAAAAATAGTTCCTTCAATATGACTCTCTGGAGTATCGCTGATAAACAGCTTCCTCCTACAGAGGTTGGCAGGAACTCTCAAGCTGCACTTGTCCCATACGGGACCTGTGACAGAGTCTTTCTTGACCATAAGGTCAGTGATGTCCTGGGGTTGGGCATCTCCAGCATCAGGAGTAATCGCCATTGCCATATTTCCTGGTGTACTCGTCGGAGCTGAAGGTATAAATTCGAGAACAATACCTTGAAAGGCTCCTTTGGCAAACCGGCCTGCAATACCGGCTAGCCAAGGCAGTGCAGTACTCATCAGTCCAATAGCTGTAGATGCTAAGACTGCTGCACCTGCTCCATTATTTGTCGCGTGGAGCGCGAGATCACTGGTATAAAGACCAGTGGACGGATCCAAAATATGTAGGAACTCTGAGTTCTCTACTACCATTCCAGTGGTACCTGATCTACGAATACGAGGCTGGGTGGCAACAGGGGCTCTTCTCTGGCTAACAACAGTGTTACTACCGTACCCACGGCTTTTCTGAACATTGTTTTTGCCTTTCTTACGAGGAGAGTTCTTCCTGTTATTGTTGGGTCTGCGTGCCCTTGCATTCTTATCGGCTTTTGCCATTATTCTAGCTATATAGGCTGCTACGTAATCTGAGGGTTTGTAAGCTGCTAATTTAAAGCGTAATGTTACGATGTCTATACGTTCCTTGGTATGAAAGTAAATGGCTTTCTGAAGATCTTCTAGATAATCGTCGTAATCTAAAAGTTTTAAGGGTGGTGAGTTTCTCAAGATTATTTCTTGAATAGATGGTCCGCGTAGTGATTGCAAACTATCTTGAGCGGGGCTCTGAGGCTTATTTAAGCACCCCGCTTTTGCCTCATTGTCAATAAATTGTTTTCGAACATCTGACCGGCTGGGAAAATTTGAAACCCCGCCAGTATATTCGATAACTTTTTCGTATACTTCATAGAGGCCTGAGTATATCTCTTTCCCGTTATAGGTGAGATTATAACTCAGTAGAGCTGCTGCTCTTATTCGTTCTTCTAAGGTGTCACCAACGTCTACAGGCGTTGTGACCATGTCTATGAGGTGTTCCGGATCATGAAATTGATAGGAAGACCCATTATATGTATATCCCATATAAGTGTCTCCCACAAAATCCTCCGAAAGCTCATATTCCTTTACTGTAAGGCCTAATTCTTTTTCAAAAATATCGGTAATTGGACCTTTTAAGAGGCCTTCTACTTCTCCACCTAGACTTCCGTCATCGCCTGTCACGATGCTACGGATAAATTTCAAACCTTCTATCCCTGTAAGCCGGATGACGGCATACATAGTTGTGATGACCATAAACAGGCCATTAAAACAACTAGTCATTAACCTGCCTGTTATCATCTGGTAATCAAAATAGATTACCTGACCGTTAGGTAAGGCTACAGGGAAATGGTTGAAATAGTCTTCCAAGACTTTTATCATAGGATCTTCGTCTAGTGAAGTTAAAGTTACAAGTAAAGTAATGAAATCGCGAAATTCTTTGAATTCCGATGCTTCCCATTCTGACATGTCCCATCTATGGACAAGGAGACCTTTGAATCTCTTGAATATACGAAGCATTCCACCATGATCGGGTGTATGTGTTAACATGATGGAGAAGGGTTTAGGAAGCTTTTTCATTACGATTTTAAGCTTCTCTAGAAAGTCTTGATAAATCATACTTTCCAAGCTAATAAGCTGTATTGGGACCACAACGATCCCCCTAATTGTACCCTCTTTAATTTTCTTTTCTGGCAATAACTCTTTCTTTCCGAAGAGCTCGCCAAGAGTACCTTTTGGTATCTTTTTGCTTTCACAAGCCGATGTTATCCATTCAAATATGTAAGTGGGATCCTCATCGAAGACCTGTCCCTTTGTTTTGTATCCCTC